GCCCGAGATCATCGTCGGCAATGTGTACAACTCGTTTATCGGTATGCGTCCAGTCGTGGATGCTGTCGGAGTTCGCTCAATGCCCGCATCAGGCTCGACCTTCATTCGACCGAAAGTCACGACTCATAACTCAGTGGGTTTGCAGTCACCAGACAACACCACGCTCACAGCATCAACTTTTGTGATCAGTGCTGAGACCGTTACTAAGGGAACCTACGGCGGTTATGTAAACATTTCCGAGCAGATCATCTCGTGGAGCGATCCGTCAATGTTGACTGCACTACTTGATGACATGGGTCGGATCTACATGAACGAGACCGACGATGTGGCCTGCACCGATCTTGTCGCAGGAGCAACCACGACTCAAGCATTTGCAGATCCAACCGTACCGGCTGACTGGCTCGCATGGATCGGCGCTGCAAGCACCACAATCTTGACCGCATCCAACGGAAACAACCCGAATCATTTGTTCGTGTCCGCTGATGTATTCGGCGATCTCATCGCTCTTTCGGATTCAACCGGACGACCGTTGTTCCCGAACCTGAACGCACAAAACGCTTTCGGCGAACTTGCAGTCACCACAGATGTCGGAACTGCGTTCGGATGTCGAGTTGTGCGAGACCGCAACTTCGCAGCAAACACTCTCATCCTCGGCGATGCCAGTGGTTATGAGCTGTTTGAGCAACAGCGCGGAAGTGTCTCAGTGTTGGCACCATCAACCTTGAGCACCGTCCTAGCCTTCCGTGGAGACTTCTCCACGCTGGTCATTGACGCTGACAAGTTTGTCAAGGCCTCGAGCTACTGAGCAACCACTGAGATTCTGAGAGCCTGAACCATGTCCACATTCACCGTCACACATCAACAGATCACTGACAATGTGTGTGTGGTTCAGACTCTCGAATCCACCGACATCCTTGTCGGACAAGAGATCACACTCTCAGGATGCGATTCCGACATCAACGGCTCACACATCGTTTTCCAGATTCCGATCTACTACTTCACAGGAATCAACGAAGCCGGCGACTACCTTTTCAACGAGGAGATCGTTTACACAAACCAGATTCTCTTCCAACTTGTAGCAGACGATCTTCAACGGTCAGCGGTTGATCCTGTCGGATCGCTTGTCTGGACTGCACCGACAGAGTGCCAGTGGTGCGATGTGGCTCAGCTCACCGAGTTTCTCGGCATCAGCGGAGCGACAGCAAACGACACAGCCTTCATGACAACTTCAGTGAATGCCAGTAACGCCTACTGTTTTAAGCGCAGGTCTCAAGCTGGCTACAAAGACGATCTCATCAACGTTCCTGATGCAGCTGTCCTCGCCGGGACTGTGTTAATGGCTGCGAGCTTGTATCGCGAGCGCGGAAGTTTGGACTCCTTCAATAGTTTCCAAGACATGAACATCTCCGCACCTGTCGCTTCCATGGGCCGAATTAACTCGCTCCTTGGAATCAAGAGAGCACAAGTGGCATGAGATGGCAGGCATCTTCACAGACACGATCAGCGATGTCTCAGCGACGATCACAGCTCTCGGCCTTGTGCCGGTCACTGACCCTCGGAACGCTCGACCTCTTACTGTATTCATTGAGCTTCCTACTTTCAGTTCGTTCAATAACCAAACAGCGGACATCACGATTGATCTCCGAGTGTTGGGCGCGCCGCCCGGCAACCAAGACACTACGGACTACATACTCGGAGTCGTTGATCAACTAATGGATTCCTCTCTCGCAGTCATCTCTGGCAGACCTACGATCGCATCAATCGGATCAGCCGAGTTACCTGCTTATGACCTCACAATTAGAATCGGCACAAGCCGCGTATAAAGGACAAAACAATGGCAACAGTCACCTACCTATCCAATCCCACAGTAAACGTCACCAGCCCGTCAGCAATGGCACTCACCGATCACTGCTCGGCAGCGACCTTGACACTCACTGCTGAAGCACTCGAGAACACAGCCTTCGGTCAAACCTCACGCACCTACACGGCTGGGCTTTACAGCAATGAGCTGACGCTCACACTGTTCCAGAGCTACGGTGCAACCGAAGTTGAAACATTCTTGAACTCAATGTTCGGCGTGATCTCCACGATCGTCGTCAGCCCATCGGGAACGACCGAGTCCGCTTCGAACCCTGAATACACGCTCACTGGTTGCTACTTGGAAACCGTGACTCCAATCATGGCAACTGTCGGCGAACTGTCAGTAGTCGAAGCCACCTTCAAGGGCGGAACCTACGGACGCGACATCACCTGATCTAGTAACTAATCCGAACCCCGACTAGGAGAACCCATGAAACTCACACTCAGTGTCAGACTTACCGATGGCGAGACCTACCAAGTAACGACAAACTTGTTTGTCATTATCTCGTGGGAGCGTAAGTTTAAGCGACGAGCTTCAGATCTTGCCAGTGGGATCGGGATGGAAGATCTAGCTTTCATGGCCTACGAGGCCAGTAAACAGCAAGGTCATCCAGTCCCGATCTCATTCGATGAGTTCGTCAAGAAATTAGAAGATCTAGAAGTCGTGGAGACAGCATCCGCAGTCCCTACGCAGGAGGCTTCCGGCGACAACTAGCAGCTCTGCTAGTTGAGACTGGGTTCTGGCCTCCGACAATTACATTCGAGACAGATGACCTTGCGACTTGCGTCCAGATCATCAATGAGCAAAGACGGAAGAACTAATGGCTGCAGATGTGAGACTTGATACTTACGGTCTGCAGGACGCTCTGAAGAAGATGCAGAAGCTGAACCCTGCAATGCGTCGGACATTGTTGAAGGACACGAAAGCAGCAGCGAAGCCTCTTGTGGATGCGATTAATGCTCGAGTTCCACAGTCGCCACCTTTGAGCGGTATGGCTCACAAAGGTCGCACAGGTTGGGCTGGAGTGAAGAAAGTGCAGATCTCCTTGAACACTCGCAAGCCGAAAACTGGATCTATTACTGCAGGAGCTGAACAGATCGCAGTTGTTCGAGTCGTGACTAAAGGTGCTCCAGTGGCGATCACTGATATGGCTGGCAAGGCTGGCGGAACGAAGTCGCGCCGTGAGCCTAAATATCGGCGACCCAACTTCGCTAGCGCGCTTGACTCGCGTATCGGGACACCTTCTCGCTATGTGTGGAAAGATGTTGAGTCAATGGCTGCAGATGCTGAACGAGCACTTCAGCCGATCATCCAGCAGTTCATGCTTGACGCACAGAAGGAGTTTTAGTAGTGGCTATTAATCTCCCAATCATTTCAGAGTGGAATCCTGCCGGCATTGACAAGGCCATCGCTGACTTCAAGAAACTAGAAACCACAGGACAAAAGGCATCCTTCGCTATCAAGAAGGCTGCGGTTCCAGCAGGACTCGCTCTTGCAGCTGTCGGCGCTGTCGCTTTTGATGCTGTGAAAGCGTTCGCCGAAGATGACGCTGCAGCCCAAAAACTTGCCACCACTCTCACCAATGTCACCGGAGCATCAGACGCTCAAGTCAAATCTGTTGAAGACTTCATCTCCAAAACTTCAATGGCTGCAGCTGTCGCCGACGACGAACTCCGCCCAGCTCTCGACTCGCTAGTTCGAGGCACAGGAGACATCACAAAAGCTCAAGACCTGATGGCACTCGCACTAGATGTTTCTGCCGGTACAGGTAAAGATCTTGGTGCTGTCTCCGACGCATTATCAAAGGCTTTCAACGGCAACTTTAAATCGTTGAAGGCACTCGATCCAGCACTGGCAACACTCATCGAAGACGGTGCATCAGTTGACGAAGTATTTGCAGCTATGGGCGAGACTTTCAGTGGTCAAGCATCCACTGCAGCGAACACGACTCAAGGCAAGATGAAGAATCTCGGCATCCAGATGGGCGAACTCAAAGAGTCCATCGGTGCAGCTGTCGCACCACTCGCCGAGAAACTGATCCCACAGCTACTTAAGTTCACCACGTGGGCATCCAATAACAAAGGACTCATCGTCGCTATCGGTGCAACCATAGGAGTATTAGCTGCAGCCATCATCGCATTGAACGCTGGACTCGCCATCTACAACACGATTCAAGCAGTCACTCTTGCGATTAACACAGCACTCACCACCTCATTCTCCGCTCTATGGGTCGCCACAGGTGCAGTCGTCATCATCGCAATCATCGCAGCACTCGTCGCACTCCAAGTCAAGTTCAACATCTTTGGAAAAGCCATAGACGGGATCAAGGCAGGCTTTTGGATGTGGTGGGATGTTGTCAAGTTTGTGTTCGGTGCGATCAAGTCAGGCTTCGGAGAACTCAAAGATCTCGGAGTCAAAATCTTTGACGGTATCGGCGGAGCGTTCAAAGGCGTAATCAACGCAGTCATCGCAGGTCTAGAAGGCGGACTCAATTTCGCCATCAAAGGCCTAAACATCATCCTCGACGGTATAGATAAAGCTGCAGGCCCTTGGGTTAACTTCGGCGAAATCCCGAATGTCAAACTCCCTCGACTAGCCGAGGGCGGAATCACGACAGGGCCCACTATTGCAATGATTGGCGAAAAAGGGCCTGAGGCCATCATCCCTCTTGACCGACTTGGCAATATGGGACAAGGGAACACGATCAATATCACAGTCACTTCGGCAGATCCAAACGCTGTCGTCGCAGCTCTCCAACGCTATGTCCGGATGAGTGGCCCAGTGCCAGTGACCACAAGGCCACTATGAGCAATCAGAACCTCTGGAAGGTCACAGTGGACGGATACAACCTTGACGGGTTCGTCTATTCGCTGTCATTCTTTAACGGGAAGAAGAGATGGCTTGAGAACTATTCGCCTCAAACGCTGTCGCTTACTATTGACAACTCGACAAACTTGGCAGGGGCTTTTCTGCCCGGATCAGAGATCAAGGTATACAGGGACGGAGTTGGCACAAACAACAACGCTCGAAGCTTCTTCTACACTCAAAGCGTTTCTTACGATGATGGCTTCCAGTACGCGTCAGGTGGAGCGACAGCGACGATCACAGCGATAGATCTGTTCGGAGTGTTGTCGCGTGAACAACTTGTAGAAGAGGATCTGGGCGACCTCAACACGCTAGAGCAACTGTCCCCATACACGGCACTCATCAGCTTCACAAACGACGGGAACAGTGCAGCATACGGGACTCTCAACTACACCGGAACGATCGGTGCTCGACTCGCCCAAAACATGCAGACCGAACACGGCCTCATGATCAACTACGGCGACACGATCAAACTCTTGGCAAGATCACAAGTCGGCGATAATGTCTCAACACTCTCATTCGGTGGTACAGCATCGGCGACCGTCCTTCCCATGAACGCAGTGTTCAGGTCTGCCCTCGGCGATTCATTCAACAATGTCGTCACAGTAGATTCCCCACCCGGCTCATCCACAGCGACAAACGCCTCATCAGTCACGCTATACGGCACATGGGCAACCACAACGACACAAGTTGACGGAACGCTGACACAAATCCAAGGATGCGCCGAATATTTGGCCGCTCTCATGAGCAACCCCCTAAGTGACAATCAGGTCTACTTTGAGATTCATGTCATGGACTACGCAGTCAATGCTTCAACTTTGACACTGTTTAACCAGTACAACGACTTCATCAGTCAAAACATAGATGTCGTCTACCGCATCCCCGGCACTGGCTCAAATACGACATATGAATGCGTCATTGAAGGCCTACAGATCAACTCAGACCCTGAGAAAACCGAGTATGTGTTCTTCTTGACTCCTGCAGCTCTGTACCGTTCATTCATCCTTGACGATGCGATCTTCGGTACTCTTGACAACAACAGACTCAGCTACGGCGTAGCAGGGTTCTAAGGAGAAACATGCCTACACAATTAGGAGACTACACAGCCGGCCAAATATTGACCGCTGCCGACCTTAATGCCATTGCAACATGGACGACCTTTACACCGTCATTCACTGGAGTCACTCTTGGCACTGGATCATCAAACACTGGACAATACTGTCGAGTCAATAACATCCTCTTTATTAGAACCAAAACCGTTTTGGGTACTGGCGGATCGTTCACTAATCCGTCTCTGACTGTCCCTGATTCAGGAGTAATGACAGGTACGCCGACAATGCTGTGGGTTCCGTCAATGCATGGAGTAATGATTGACTCTGGCGTAAACAGTTACGCAATAGCGGTGATCCACAACTCAA